CACCCATAGGTATGAAGTTAGAAGGTATTCCGATAGATGATTCTTTTCCTGTAGTAGCACCATCAGCAACAGTAACTGTTGCAGTGTACTGAGAAAAAGTCATTTCATTAGTTAAAGCACCAGTAGTTGCACTTTTAACGATTGTTTTAAAACCGTTTTCCGAACGTACTGGTCCGTTAAATGTAGTATTTGCCATGTTTATATCCTCCTAGTTTTCCGATCATAGTCTCTAGGCCGCCGACTATACTCGTCTATGATCTGATTAAATGTATAGTAGTTGTTTTATATATTAGATTTATGTGAAGTGCAAGAGATTGCGTAGTGAAAGTGTGCTTTCTGAAATGTAGCCTTTTATTACGTAGCTACTGAAACGTCCGGTGCAGCATCCTCTATTCTATTAATTTGTTGAGCTTCTTTAGCTTCAGCCAATTTAATGTTACTGATGACATGTTTAATTCTGTCATCAATTCTCACCATATCTAGAGTATATCTTTTCTCTCTATTATAGTGCTGCGACCAGTCAAGTTCTAGCTCCCTCTTCTTTGTGTAAAGCTCCTGAACTGTCATTTATAACCTCCTCATAGGTTAACCACATTTTGGATTTACTAATAAATCCATTTTTTTCCCAGACTATATCATTTTTCCCTAGCTTGTCAACTAGTGCATTTTCAAACGCTTTGTCCTCATCTTCTGACACAATATTGAAGTCAGCGTAGTATCCATATGCTCTGATTTGTACTCGGAAAGTTTTCATGATTTTTACCTTTTGTCTTTAAAATGGGGCGCTTTTTGGGCGCCCCATTAAATTATTTAGATTACGCTCCTGGTGATCCGAAGATACCTCTAGGGTCTGAGAATCCAAATGAATATCTCTCTCTAGCTTTGTATCTTACGTTGCCAGTGTCGAAATCACCTTCCATTGCAGTCTTGATTGGACTTCTAACAAACATTTTCATACCGTTAGGTACGTCAGTTTTGATAAAGAACGCATCAGAGTCAGTTAAGTAATGGTTAATTACGTAACCTTGAGGGATCATTCCCATTGATCCGATTGCGTTGATATCATTGTCAGCTGTTCCAACTCTACCTTGAGATTTCATCAATCTCTCAGCAGTAAATTGAAGCTCAGAAGGAATAATCATTTTTACTCCTCTAGCTGCAACTTTAAGACCTCTCTCATCTGTGAACCCTGCGATATCGATTAACGATTGTTCTAATGAAGTTTCGTTAAGATCCGCTGATGTTGCTAACTCATTTGAGAAAGTTCCCGCGATTGTTGGGTGATCAGTTGCACATAACTCTTTGCCGTCTCCGCCTTTGAAGCTTGAGTCGAACGCATTGTTAAGAACGTTTGCAGCTTTCACTTGTTTAGTGTTAGCCATCGATCTTGCTAATGCTTTTGTATATCTAGACGCAAGTCTGTCATACAAGTTATCCTCAATCGCTTCTTCAGTGATTGCGAATGCAAGAGCTATTGTTTCGTGTTGGTAACGAGATGTGAAAGTCTCTTGAGCATCATCGAATGATACACCTTGACCTTCTGCTTTGACCTGTGCATTTGCGAAACCAGATAACATTACTTCTTCTTCAAAAGCTCTGTCACTGTTTTCTGTGTCATAGATCTCTGCGTGCTCGTTATCGTATCTATTGTACTCCAGGCCAAATAAAGCATTTAAACCTGGCTCTAGTTCTTTAACTAGTTGTTGTCTTGATATTGCCATAATTTATTTCTCCTTATATGCCTGTTGCCAATGATCCAACTAAGTACTGATGCAAGTTGACTTTTACGACAACTGAACAGTTAGCTGCTGTTTGATCTTGGTTTTCTGGGTCCTCTGCTACTCTAACCATTCTCAATTGCTTAGCTGTTGTAGCTGCTGTTGAGATACCTAGTTGAACAGAAGATTTTCCGTTTGTTGTGCTACCTGCTGCTGCAGTTGTTGCATAAGTTAAACCAATTTTTGATTTTCTTAGCGCCAACGTGCCGCCTAATGTAGCGTCCGTTGCAATGATGTATTCTTGAAAAGGATCATCATTCACGAATGCAGTGACGTCTTCACTATTCGCCGGAGTAGTTGCTGCAGGGTAGAAGTTACTAAAAGTTGGTTTGTTTGTAGTAGCATCTGTGTATGTTACTCCATTCAAAGTTCCAACCATAGCAGTTCCAGCTGCTGCAGTTACGATATAACCACCTGTTGAGGCACTTATATCAACTTTTACAGGCTCTCCATTGAATATAGCGTTTGTTTCACCAGCATCGATCTCGTACTTCGACTGACCTTGAATAGCAGGTGTGTTACCTACTCTCATGACCGGCTGAAGACCGAATCCTTGACTGTTTGTATTAGCCATATTTTTTTCTCCTTATAAAAATTTCAGTGATTTAGAAATTACTAAAAGATTTTAGCTTTTCTTTGTACCACCGAAGGTTACACGTGTCTGCCTATCTTGATCGATCGGCATACTTGGGTGCTGTTCCTTCATAAGGTCGTTGTTGATAGCTTCGTCTTTATCTTTAGTTTGTTGTCTAAAGTATGCTTCACGAGCTTTGGCAACCTCTTCGGGTATCCTAGCCAGCAATAGGCCACCAACTCCGATGACTCCTGCGTATTTTCCTTCTTTCAGTGTTGGATAATCAACACCCGGATATTCATCTGCTCTCACAAGTTCCCATCCGGATCTTATTTTACCTGACATGTTCTTTGTATCATCAAAGCCCATGCTCTCGGCTCTTATCCATCTGTGTCTGAATCCTTCAGGCGCAGGCGGTGCATCTAAAGATGACGGGGGAGTCCAAGTAGTAGGTCTTTTAACCTTGTCTCTTGTCTGACTCGCGTGAGAAGTTCTTATTTTTTTATCTTCCATGTTACGCTCCTTCCTTCACGTTTAATTGTTTTGCGTACTCTTCGAGTGGCACTCCCAATCTTTTAGCAATTGCTACTTGTGATGGAGTGAGTTTCACAGTTTTTCTGCGACCTGTATTGCTTGGTCGTTTAGCTGAGGCTACATTCTGAGCAGGTTTTGCTCTTTCTGTAGAATTACCATCTATCTTATCAAATTTATTTGGAAATTCAAGTCTCATTCTTTTATCAACTTCCGCATAATATTCGTCAGATTGAGGGTCATAACCTTCCTTCTCTACGAGTGTTTTATGCATATCGAATGCAGTATAAGTCATAGCAGTATCATTACCAAACCAAGGGTTTTTAGCTGCCCACATCTCTGCTTTAGGGTCAGTTTGTGCAGGTTGTTGACTCTGTTGTGGAGTAACATTTACCTGTTTTTCAACTTTTGGTTCTTCCTGTACTGATTTCAAAGAAGCTAATCTAGCTGCATCTGCAGTTAAATTTGCCATTTGCTCTTGAGCTTTTACTTGAGCATCTACATCTCCTGCTTCAATAGCTGTTCTTAAAGCCATTCTAGCTGCATCCATGTTTGTTTTTACTCTTGATTCAAACTCAGACACATAAGATTTATCCGCTTTGGTAAATCTATTTTGTAGATCGTCTCTTTCTTGCTTCATGTTTTGAGCATAAGCAACTGCTTCTTCTTTTTGTCTTTCTGCTTCACGCATTTTTCGAGTTAATTTAGCAATACGTTTTTGAACGCCTTCACTATATGATTTTAACTCATCTGCTTTCTCATCTTTTGTTTCTTCAGTTTTAGTTTCTACAGGTTGTTCTTCTACCTGTTCAACTTCAACCTTCTCCTCTTCAACGGGTTTTGCTTGCTCCGTCGGTTTGTCTAGATCGATTTCAGTTTCGACTTCATTAGCCTCACCTACATCTATCGTTTTCTTTTCTTCTTCTTGCATAGTTCCTTCCTATGTTAAATATAATGAAGAACTGATTCAGGATCATCTATGGTCCCTAACACTTCATCATCGTTAAGTATTCGCACTTCTCCGCCTTCTATTGGTAATCTTGATCCAGCGTATCTGGCAAAGATTACCCAATCTCCTAATTTACACCAAGGCTCTTTGAATTTTTCTTTGTCTGCATAACAAAGATCTCCCATTTTCAAAACATAACCACAGTTAGTAGCTATTCTTGCTTTATCCAAAGATTCTTGGGAAAAAATAATTCCTCCTTTAGTTTTTTCTTTCGGTGTGAAAGGTAAAACTAACATTCTATATCCTGCAGGATTTGGTAATTGACCTACCATATCTTCC